GGAAAAGGGATCGACGAAGTTATAGCGGCTTTCACCTGGATTATTTTCACCCCCAGACATATATCTCTCTGTTATTAACTCCGACCTAAGAATATCCCCTTTCTTAAGAACATCCCCTTTTGAAGTAAGTGCGTTACCACCCGCGCTTTCATTGTGTTGATCCACATAATAACTCATCATCTCCTCTCTATCTTTAGGTGACATAAAGCCCGGTATGTTCTTATCAGTAATAGCCTGATAATCTATTGTTTGGGGCGCTAAAGGAGCCGTAACATTAATATTACCAACGGGAGTTGTGCTGGGGCCTTGTTGGTTTTGATTCTGTGCTTGTGTCCGCAAATCCTTCAATTTTTCCGATAGAGCTAATACCCCACCTTGATTTAATTTAATTGGGTTTTTGCTTTGCCTTGGAGCCATTGGTGCTTGAGGAGCACGAGGCATAGGAACTGTGACTGGCGTTGGTTTAGGCATTGGAAGTGGCATAGCTTTCCGCATGGGTGCCGCAATCATAGATCGTGATTTTGGTGGCTGACGCATAGCCGCCTGAATCATCTCAGGAGAAGACCTCATAATACCTGAAGGTATGCCGCCCATGCCGCGAAGCCTATCTCTAGCAGCGGTGTTTTCTGATTTACCTTTTAAATTTTGTGCCTTCCTACGAAACAACGAGCGATTAAAAACATCAGTCATATTAAACCACCCAGTATTGGACCATATTCACTTTGAAAAGCATTTATACCCATTGCTCCGCCAACTGCAGAACCTAGTCTGTTTCTAGTTGGTGCCGCGCCTGTAGTGATAGAAGTGCCAGGGTTGGGTATTCCTCTTAGAATGTTGGACATGTACCCAAAGCGCTCAAAAGGCTCATAGGCCTCCTCAATTGCCGCCGCTCTTTGAGTATCCAACTCTCTTTGCATTTGGTCTTGCTCAAATGTTCCAAGGTTAAACAGAGTATTTACGTCTGTTCCCGCTAATGCTTGCGCGCTTTGACCAACGCCTGTTTGCGCAATTCCAAGATTTTGAAAAGCAGATGCAGCGTTTTGACCCCGTTTCATTTGGTTTTCAAACGCAGTCTGTGCTTGTTTTTGTGCAGCATCAAAAGCTTGACTTCGTAATTTAGCGCCTGTCTGCGCCCGATCCGTAATCATGTTACTAATGTTTTGTGCCTTTGCGATTGCATCCCGCGATCCCCCAAAAGCTCCTCTTCCTGCCGCTTGTGCACTCATCTTGTTTGCGAGTCTCGTATAGTCGTCCGTAATGTCTTGTTGCGTTGCGTCAACTACTTGCTCAATGTAAGGGTCAAAAAACTCTTTGTAAGATGTGGGATCGTATCGACCTGTAGTTCCCCGCAAGGTTTGAACGCCTTCAGCTATAGTTTCTTTTCCTGCTTCAAGCATGGGTTGATATGCACCAACCCCTTCAACGCCCATACGAATTGCTTCCATTTGAGCAGGAGTGAATCGAGCAGTCTCTTCCCTTGGTACGCCCCCAATAACTTTTTGAATAGGTTGTCCAGACTGGTCAAATAAAACTCTGCCTTGACTATCTAGTTCAAAAACTGGTTGGCCTTGGTCGTTAAAAACTGGTTGACCAAAGAGCGGACTAAAAGCAGCAATGCCAGAAACTCCGGTGACATTGCCCTCCTCGTCCTTTTGCGTTTGATAAATGTTTGCAAGAAGATCTTTGAGAAACTCTTCTTGATATTCTGGTAGAAGTTGTTGCTGTTGCTGTAAAACAGTTTGACTCATTATGCCATCCTCTCAAACTGATTCATCATTCTGTACATTTCAGCCGCGCCTTTTGATCTATTACCGCCACCAGCACCCTTTACAGCATCTGCCGTCATTACAAATTCACCGTCAGATAATCTTGCCTCTTGCACACGACCGCCGTCTTGGTAGATCGCAGCGGGAATTGAGTCGCTTTTGCCTGTTCCTGGACCTGAAATATAACCGCCTTGAGCCATTCCCATGTTTCTTGGGGCCGCGTAATTATACTGCAGTGATGGAGTACCAGGAGCCGCCGTTCCAGTATAAGTTGTCCGTTCTCCAGTTGCGATCTGACGTTGTTGCTCTGGCGTTAATTCTGGAACTTTTGGCTCACTTGCCTCAAGCAATGCACCTAAAACAAGCGGATTATTCATCAATCCCATAACTCCTTGACTTGTTTGTTGAGCGCCAATCGTTGCCATAGGTGCCGCAGATGATGCGGGAGCGGTCGCAGTACTAAAACCTTTGCCTGCCAATGCCTGTAGGGCATTTGGATTTGTAAGCATACTAGCCTGTTGGGCAGCTAAGGTTTGTCCAAGACCTGAAGCACCAATTCCTGTCGCTACAGAACTCATGCCTCCCAACAGTTGAGACCCAAACAAAGATCCGCCTGCGTAGCCTAGAGCACCAGCCTTAAATGCATCCTCTAAATTACCGCCACCAGCCAGAGTTCCAATGCCTGATCCTAAAGCAGCACCCATCGGTCCACCAAGAGCAAGACCCACTAAGCCTCCAAATGCTTTAAGTAAGCTCATTATGCATCCCCTTTAATTTCTTCTGGTGCCGTCACCATAATGCTTGTGCTTCTTTTTTCCAATCCAGTCCAAGATAATCCACACCTAGGACAAATCCCACTTGGATAACTAGCTAATTCTCTTGGTGTATCCACAATGTTGAAGCAGTTACTACAATGTAGTGTATCAGAACTTGTAGACGGTTTCCACTTACTTCCATCAGACATTACTATAACTGTCATGTCGTTGTCACCGTTACTGATCCCACGGCTCCCGTTCCAATAGAACCACGGGCATGAGGTTGATTATCCAAGGGCACTTTAACAAATCCTTCATGTTGAAACAATGTCCCCGGAGCTAACCCAAAGTCATCTGTTTGCAAGTTCGTAATTGTAAGATCGGTAGCCCGAACATCTCCTGGGTTTTGAGTCTGTGATAGAAATACAGAAAACGATCTTAAAGTTTCTGCAAAATAACTCTGTTGATATTGTTCTGGCGGGATAGGGAAGTATGGAAGCGATAGACGCCGAGACATTATCTCCTCCCATCTGCACGGAGTTCCAGCCTTGGAGATCCGAGACGCCAAGTAACACCAGTGTCAGTGGACTCTATCTTAAAACGCATTTGCCTTCCTCGAAGACGGAAAAACAACTGCTCTGTTCTTGCAGTAACCGCAGCGGCTTGTGTTTTTACAAAAGTATCCGTCTGTGTGCTATTGTATGTCCCATCAGGTGCGTTCTTTACATCAAGTGTAATATTCACATCAGGAAGTAAAGCAGTAGAGTTTTGAAAATCTACATCAGGGATCATTTTTGACAACAACATAAACCTATCGCCATCCCCAATATCTATCGGGCTGGAGGTTATAAACGCTGAGATAGCAGCCGCAGGATCTGTTGTGCCATCGTCAAAGCCGATCTCATGCTCATACAGGTGACCGTCCGTATTGGCAGCAATTGGAAAATCAAAAATACCTCGATCTGACCATGCAGTTCGACCTAAGTTTCCATAATACCAAACTTGTTCCGCATAGTTATAAATTACGTAACGATCTAACTCTGAATTATCTTCAGACGGATAAAACCACCAAATTTCTCCATGCTCTGTGTTAATACCCGCTTCAATCTTGTCTAACTCAGACTCGTTAATATCGTCAAAAACATAATCTCTAACAGTACATCCAAGCCGCTTCACCGCACCAGAATAAACATAAAACTCTGATCTACCCATCCAGAATACAGTGTCATCCACCGCAATCGCTGCATTTGGACCAGCAATAGTTATGTTTTCAGACAAAGTCGTCACACCAAAAGTAAATGGCGGTCCAAGAAACTGCATCGCATATAGAGTTGTATCAGTGTAAACAAGAATTTGTTGGCGAGTTTCTACTGCCGTAACAATCTCTGACCCAGAACCTAATCTAATCTCTCCTGCAGTATTTGTAGTGGTTGTTTCCCAAGTAATTAAAGATTGTTGGTCAGAAAAACGAATAACAAGAGGATCTTGTACTCCAGGTGTAGACTCCGGATCACAACCAAACGCTAAAACATGACTGTCTCTGTCAGAAACCATGATTTGTTTAGCAACAGTTGGAGCTTTGTTTGAACCTGCAAGACTTGTAATGTCCACGGCTCGTTGTTCCACTGTATTAGTCTTGTCCCAGTAATATATTCCACCGTCTCGAACATTTATCAAAAGGTCTTCACCAAAGTTATCGTGCGACCAAAGACGGATATTGTTCGTAACAATTGCTTCTGAGGAAGCTGAACCCCACGTTCCTCTTCCCCAAGTTCCTGCACCCCAACCGGAACCTGCAACAACGTTGTTTAAGCCAACATTTATTTGATATGCCGCAACAACAGATCCACCGCCATTTCCCGTGTCTGAAGAGTTTGCATTGACGTAACTTGGAGTTAAAACGCCATTTACAACGATATCGTAGATAGGAGTAGCTGCCTGTCGGGCCCTGATTTTATACTGACTGGTACTCACGATCTCTGTAATTTGGTATTCTTGATTAAGAACATCCGCAGTAATGTTCCCACCAAGACTGGCAGAACCACTAAATGTTACAAAGTCATTTTCCACGGCACCGTGGTCTGCGTCCGTAATAGTGACTTCATCAGAACCATTAGAGGCTGCAAAAGTTGCCCCTCCTGCTGCCGTTGTTTCTCGTATTGGCGTAATATCATTAAAGAATCCACCCTCATCAATATAGTACTTCAGAGTGGTGCCCATACCTAGAAACTGATCTCTGTCTAAGGCCACCCAGGGATGAAGAGCACGACAGGTTCCAAGAAATGAGTTGTTGGATTTTTTTTGCCATCCGCCAATTTTTTCAGGATAGCCTTGTCTAAAACGCACTTTATCAACTTCAAACCAACCACCTTCGTTGGTATAGGAGGTAACTTCTCTGTTAACTCCGGGGCGAAATTGTAACTTGGTAAAAGGCATCTATCATGAAATCTCTTCGTAAGTTACAAAGACAGCCAAATCATTAGCAGCACTCGCTACTGCACCCAACGACTTATCCTCCTCTAAATACAAAGGCGTGTCCGTTGTAATCACATCTAAGTTTGTGTTTGCTGCCACAGCTTTCGATTGAATCATCGGAACGGGTGTTCCTCCGATATTATCCTCTGGATAATAATTAATTGTTATGTCAGCGGAATTTGTTCCATCAACGTTAGTTATTCGTATGTTTGTAACCCGCATAACTTTGCCTGAAGTAGCAGGATTATCCAAGACGCTTGTGGCGCTTGTTGTACTTAAACTAACAACGTCAGTTTTTCCCAACATCGAGGAAATGTTTACAATATTTGGCGCAGCCATCTTTCTCTCCTAACCAAAAATTAAACTCAAGGCTATGGCCTTGCCTGTCGTTGCTCTTTCCGAAAACGAGATGGTTCCGGAGCCGTTTGTGACCATAGCGTCATTAGCACTTCCGTCAGACGTAGGTAGTGTAAGTGCTGCGACAAAAGATTGTAAATTAGAATCATAAGCCAGCACGTCGGACCCAATAGCCACCCCTAGATTAGTCCTTGCTGCAGATGCGCTACTTGCACCCGTGCCTCCATCCGCGACATTTAAATCCGTTATTCCTGCAATATCGCCACCAGTGATATTAACATTAGACATTTCGAAGTTAGCAGTTAAATCACTTACCGCTGCTCCAGACCCAGCCCCATCACAATAAATAATTTTCGATTGACCATTCGCTACACTAATATCACTGCCACTTCCTTGAGTAAAAGTGGCTATTTGACCAGAACTATTCTGAACAAAGTAAATATGCTTGTTTGTATTCGGTGAGATGGTAATTGTGTTGGTGCCAGAAGGTGAACCACTTAATACTAGTATTTTGTACTGACCGTCTGATAAGGCACCATCCGTGGTGGTTAAAGTATGAGTGGTTCCGGAAAGTGTTAGCGTTACAATTCCGTTGGTTAAACGGTCTGTAATATTCCAGTTTACATTCGTTATTGAGCCCCAAGTTCCGGACTTTTCTCCGTTTCTAATAAGCTCGTAGCCACTATTATCTGCGTATGTGCTAGGCATTTAGTCTTCCTATGCAGCTATAATTTCTGTCCATACCGCGTCGTAATCAGGTACTATATTGCCCCACACTAACACAGTTCCTACCTCACCGATACCCGATACTCCGTCTACTGTAAACGAAGTGCTGGTTTGAATGGTGGGAGAGCCAACTTGCCCTGTTGCAACCTCTGTAAAAACAATCGGTATGATACTGTTTATTGATACTACGATGTCGTCTGCAGGAACTTGCCCTGTTCCAGCTAAACCAGTAACTGATATGTTCTGATCTGTGGAGAGAGATACGTCATTAACAACGCCTGTTGCCGAAACACCTGTGATTTCGGGAATAACATTGATTATTACGGAAACAGAACCAACGCTGCTTGTACTTGCCAATCCTGTCACGGATATAGTTTGATCTGTTACTAAAGTGACAGATCCAACACCACCTGTTGCAACCAAACCCGTAACAGCAATATTACCGTCAGTTTCAACAACAATTGATCCCACAGACCCTGTTGCGGACAAGCCCGTGACTTCAACAATTGCGTCACCGCCCGTTGAAACAGATCCAACTTGACCTGTTCCAGCTAGTCCAGTTGCCGATATATTTTGATCTGTTACTAAAGTGACAGATCCTACTGAGCCCGTGCTAGTTAACCCAGTGACAGCAATTCTTGTTACAAAAATTCCGGTAGAAGCTAGTGGTCCAGCAGCTATCGGGGAAAAACCTAACATACCTTATGGCTCTCCAGATTTGGGTTTGTAAGCCACTTAAACTGCCGCACTACCAGGCAGCTTAGTCATCACCCAAGTATAACATTTACTTAAAAAGTCATCTCCAGCCGTAGCTTCAATAGCAGCAAGATCAACATTATATCGATCAAATTTGACAGAAGATGTGTTATTTTTTACATCACTGGTAGCATATGCACTTACATCAATAGTTACCATAAATTTTTGCGGCAAATCTTGTCGGAGTATACTTGTCGAAACAATTCGATAATAGGCATTGCTGAATGCCACGCCATAAGCGGACTCAGTAGATGAAATATCGTGTTTAATTGCCATTAGAGGGGTCCTATTTAATATGGGTAGACAATCTCGTTAGTTTGAATTGATCCAAGCCAACGTATGGTTGTGGAACTCTTACCAGTTACTTTTATTGATAAAGCCCCGTTAGTTGTGTCGGCGGATAGAGCTACGCCGCCAAATCCCCCCGCATTATTCACAGTTGTTACACTGCTCGTAATCAATGTAGTAGTACCAGCATTTGCTTCGCGAGTGATGAGACCTTCAACATCAAAAGCGGACATGTCGGTGCCAGTCGATTGCGATTGCCGTCCCATGACTGTGCCTTTGAATCGAAACAGGCTGTAATTTGGCAGCATTATCTGGGCTTTATCTAAGCTGGTGCCACTATACGCTGACATAGTTGCTTGAGTCGCGTCCGTGGTTTGCTGCAGCAAATTATAAAGGGAAAATTGAGCCTCTCCCTCGCCTCTATACCCATGCCCTTGAAACGCAAACTGTGAAACGCTGTTGGTTGCGGAATTATAGCCGATAGCAGTACCATATTCATAATTGGTTGTGGCGTTATAACCAAGAGCTACTTGGTTTCCTCCAGAATTTTCGCAATTTGCATTAACTCCAATGGCAACATCATTACTGCCATCCGCTTTGGATGAATTACCAATCGCCACAGAACTTCCGCCATCACATTTTGCATAACGACCCATCGCTATATTTCCGACTGTGCCACCCTGTGTTCCATAAGAGGATGAATTACTTTGAATCGCTGCAGCAAAACCGTGAGTTCCAGCCGCTCTTGAATTAACAAACGCTACAGAACCCTCTCCATCTGTAACGGCGTACATACCAATACAAACTTGATTGTTTGTTAAATCTTTAGCGGTGCTTTGGCCTCCGATTTGAACTGTTTGGGCGAGGTAACTAGCACTTGCCGAATCATTTCTACCAATAACTATTGAATTAGCGCCAAGTGCTTGCGCCGTTTCTCCAATTGCAACTGAGTATGTACTCGCCTTTGAATCTCGTCCTATCGCAACTGCAGCCGTTCCTGACGCTTCACACCCATCTCCTATTGCTACACCACCAGTTCCCGTACTCGTAGGATTAGTAGGTGAGCCACTCGTATTTACGCTATAGAGATCAGCACCACCAGCCGTGGCAAACGATAAATTTCCACTGCCGTCAGTTTTCAAAAACGTATCAGCACTGCCATCGGCTGAGGGTAGGGTAAATGTTACATCGCTCGTAGATGCAGGACCACTAAGTGTAATACCATTAGTTCCATTATCAGAGTCTTCTAAAAACTTAACAGAACCAGCACTGGTAGAGCCATTGCCAACTGTTATTGGTGCTGTAAAAACAGCCCCATCTGTAAAAGGAAGGTCCGTGGCTCTTGGCGTAACGAAAACAACAGCGTTACCACTTAAATTAATTGCACTGTCTGAATTGCTACTTTCAGTAACGGATCTGCTCAACGTAGTACCAGAGGAAGTATACGTGCCCGTTCCTATCTCGAAATTTGCACCATCTTCTATCGTGTAAGCTACGGTGTTCCCATCACTTATGCCACCATTTGCAAAAGTTTGAAAGCCACTAACCGCAGACCCCAGAGTAATTGTACCCGTGCCTGTGGTCGAGGTTTCGACCTTGATACGGTTTCCATAAACGTTAGCCATGTTAACCTCGCTTACGCGATTCGTATAATCGCACTACCCGCAGCAGCTGTAGGAAACACAATTTGAAAATCACCAGATGTGGAAGACTTGTCAGAACCAAAATCCAAAACCACCACAGTATTAGTTGTGCTTGAACCACCACCCGTTTGCGTGTTGTAAATCAAAGCACCACGAGCCGTAATTGTCGCTGAACTATATGTCTTGTCCGCAAAGTCTGTGAACGCTGTTGTCGATGATGTGGTTGGCGTTACATTGGTTAAGGCACCACCACCCGCGCTATATGTGCCAGACGCACTTACTTCATTAGACGTGGTGTATGCTGTGGTCGCTGCATCAAAACTTGCACTGTTGGTATAAAGAGCAAGCTTATAAACATCTTGTCCATTAGTGAAATCATGCTTTCCTTCAAGCAATTCTTTCTTAAAAGACGTGCACATAAAGTTTCCAGAAAAGGCCATTTAGAGTCTCCTTATAAGTTCTGCCAATTTAGGATGACCAGCGTCCGTTATTGCATTATACACAGTTGTGCGGTCGCTGTGAATAGCCTGTCTCATGTAGAAGGCAACAAGCTTTTCGAGGTGTTTAGAAAAGGCATGAGCTTGATCGCGTATGCCTGGATGAGCGTTATCAGAAACGGAAATTATCCGTTCAACACACTGTTCTGCAAGCTCTTCAGGTGTAAACCCTCGCTTGTTGGTCGTTCTAATATCCACAACAGATTCGTTTTGTGGTACACTTGCTTCAATTTTAAACATCAAGTCTTTTTCCTAATTACTTTACCCATTCTATATTCATCGGTAGTTTCTTTTGCTTCACCAAGCATTTTTATACCAATAATAGCGTCTTCAAACCGTTTGTCGTACATCGCCATTATATCTTGTTCGCCCTTCATAAAAATGTACGCTTCAACCAGCGCACCATATAATAGTGCCATCTCCGCGTTTTCACTTAGCCAAGAAACACTTGAGTCAGATAAGGCCGTCAGGCTTTGAGGGCGATAAAAATAATGAAGCTCTGCAGTAAACGCCGCGTTTGGAGTAGGTGCTAAAAGAAAGTTATTTACATCAAATTGCGAATAATACCTTGGAATACCCGTTGTTGTAGAATCTGGAGTATACGTTTGAACAAAACTTGGATCTTTGAACTCAACAAAAACCCTGTCCCCATCAGTGCCTGCAAGACTTAAAGAAAAAGGGGCTAAGAAGTCAGAAGGCACTGAGAGATACTGATTACTAGCTTGAGTTGAGGCATTTGCATTTTTTCTGAATAAGCTTAGTTGAACCCTTTTTAAAATACGTTCTTCGGCTAGACGAATGAACATAGGGATATTATTAACGAAGGTTGTTTCTTCGTAATTTGTATAATCTTTTATCGCATCTTTCAGTTGAAGAAATGTAAAGCTCATGGTGTGTTAATCTGACCTCCCATGCCGCTATGATATTGACAGTAATAATAAAGTGTAGGTGCTCCAACCGCTACTGTTATGGTGGATTTGTAATTACCAGTATCAATAGTAACACCCGTTGTATACTCGCTTCCGCCTCCATGAGTGCCATCAGACGTAGTTGAAAATCTTAATGGATGCCCAGTGGCAGCGGACCAATCAAAAATGTATGTGCTTCCTTCAGATAGGTTTAATGTCGGTTGTCTTACCCCATCGATGTAATAAACATTTGCACCACCATAAGATTGAACCGTTACTGTATATGTAGTTGCCGAAGTAACGTTTACAGTAACTGAACCTATACCACTCGTTCCAGCAACCCCTGTTATATTAGCCACAGATTGATCCACGCTGACCGATCCAACGCCGCTCGTTCCAGCAACCCCTGTCAAAGTCACATCAATATTTCCAGAATCCGAATCTGTAATCGTAACCTGACCGACTTTTCCAACAAGTCTTGGTCGCTCTAAATCCGGATTTTGTACTAAGGGTATGCCAACAAAAACTTTAAGAGTTTCTGGACTAGGGGGCCTTGGATTTCGTAATGCTTGAGGGTCTGGACCTACTCGCGGAGGCTCTAGTTGGGGGTGTTTTGGTTCAAACTCATCTGGACCTACTAATAGTCCGTTCCACTCCTTTTTCATATCTCTCAAACGATAACGAAATCCAGAGCGATCTGAGATTCCAAAAGCGTTCTTATTTGAAGCAAAAGACATTATACCCTCAAGTAACTTGCGCTAGGTTGAAGTTTTAAGGGAACTCTATCTTCGTCTTCATCCGCTGCACGTTTAAATTCCTCGTCATAAACGGCTTTTAAAATTTGAAGTCTATCTGGAGACTTTTTCATTGCTAAATAGTAAGATAATCCTGCGACCATACAGGGGAAGAATCGAAAGGGCATGTCTGTAGTATTTACAAGAGCGTCGGCATCCTCAATTCTTTGTACATAATAGTATACAAGTTGATCTGTTGAGTTTTCTGGAGTCTGCCACAAAGTAATGACGGGTTGTATTTGCCTATCTAAATAAAATTGAGAGGGCCTCCCCTGGCTCGTTTTGTCAGGAAAATTTAAATAATCGCCTCTACTAATTCGTTCAACCTCTAAGTCAGTTGAATCTCGACGAAGAACCATTTCTAAAATATCAACAACATCTGCACCTAACGTATACGTTGAAGTGCCTTGGGTTAACGTCTGAGTAGCTTGTTGAACAGTCCAAAGATTAAGACCCCTATTCGCCCACTCCGCGAACATTAAGTTAAGAGATCTTCTAGCTGTTCGCGCATCATAGCCAGTGCGGACCTCAAGTCCGCACCTCTCATACGCCTCCTCAATTATCTCGCCAACGTCGAGATTAAAATCTCTTGATCCTGAAGTAGTCATTACTTCATCCCTTTAGAAGCCTCTTGTTTTCTAGGACACATCATACCCGTATCAACAGGATTCATTGCCTGAACTCGACCACCCCTTGCAAACCCCATCCTTTGTACAACTGCAGGAGCCTTTGCCTTTAGTGCCCGTAATCCTGCGCCCTTTGGACCTTCAGGTATTTGTTTCGCCATCTTCTGAATCCTCATTGTATAAATTGTCGAAAACTCTGTTCACATCGAGTGTATAGTCTAAATCAGATTTTGAATAGTGTGTATGTTGAGACGGTCTAAAGTCGGGAGCTCCCTCTCCAGTCTGAAACCAAGCAGGGTGAGTTACACGAACACGATTATTAGGAAGAGCAACAATGTTTCCAGTCCATTTTCCAGCATCAAGAAGCTGTAAAACATGACTTTGTTTGTGCTGCGCTGGATCATCAGCAATTTCTGACTCTGTATAATCGACAGTAAACAGGTATTTTGCGGGAAAAAAACTTCCGTCTATCTTTGCCATCCAAGGACAAGGCGTAGTTCTATCCATCACATACACGGCATT